GATCCCGAGACCGGCGACGCGATGACCGAGCTCAACGACACTCTCGATCGATGGTGGGGGTATTGGTCACGCAACAAGAAGTTCGTCGACGTCGAGCGAACGAAGACGTTCACCGCCATTCAGGCGCTCATAATCCGCGAGATGGTGACCGTTGGCCAGGCGTTTGTGTTCATGTCCGTCAGCGACCGGCCCGAGATGGTGGGGCTGTCGTTGCAGATGTTCGGGCCCGAGCAGCTCGACATGAGCGTGACTAAGGGCAAAAAAGGGAACGTTGTCCGTGCAGGCATCGAGCTCGATGCGATGGACGCGCCGGTCGCATATTGGGTGTTGTCGAAACAGAACGCGAACACCGGGGTCATTTCCGGCGACGATGGCGGCGGTCGCCAGCCGCTATTGCCAGACACCGGCACGTCGACGACAAGCACGCACTTCCAGACGTCGGCCCGCGTGCCCGCCGAGAGGGTCATCCATCTTTTCGATGCTGAGCGCGTGAGGCAAACGCAGGGCGTCACCCCGCTGTCGAGCGTGATACTCAAGATGCGACATCTGTCGATGTATACCGAATACGAGATGATCGCCGCGCGGCTCGAGGCGTGCTTCTGCGCCTTTGTATCGCAGCCGGCCAATGAGCGAGACAACACTTATCCGGGCGTCGAGAGTGAGACGAACAGCGCCGGTCAAAACGAGATCACCTTTGAGCCGGGCATCGTCAACAAACTCTCCCCTGGCCAAACCGTCGACTTCAACACGCCGAAGCGGCCAGGCGGTCAGTTCACGGCGTTCACCGAAGCGATGATAATGCAGATCGCGTCCGGGGCCGACCTCGATTATGCTCTCGTCGCCCGAGACTATACCAAGGGCAACTTCAGTTCGCAGCGACAAGCGACGCTCGAGGCCAACAGCCTTTGGGACGAACTTCAGCAGAAGTTGATTAACGAGTTCTGCCGCCCCGTGCGCGATATGTTCGTTCGGATGATGATCCTCGAGGGTCGCGTCGACGCCGGGAGATATTGGACTGATCCCGAAACGCATCTGGCGATGAACGAGGCCGAGTGGCAAGGGCCGGCCCGGAACTGGGTCGAGCCTGTCAAGCAGGCGAACGCGATCAAGATCGCGATAGCACAGGGTTTGACGACGAGAGGCACCGAGTTGAACAAGCTCGGGCTGACTTTCGACGACGTCCTCCGAGGCATCGCCGACGAGAAGCAGCTGGCCGAGGAACTGGGCATCGAGTCCCCGGAGAACGCGAAGCCGAACGCGCCGTCGAGCAGCGGCGAGCCATCGACCCCAGCCGAAGAGCCACCGCCGAAGAAGAACGACGAGGCCGAAGGCGGCGAACGCGATAAGAGGACTTGACATGCAGACCAACGACATCATCGGCCTGAACTCGGCCACCGACACGGACGCGCCGGAAATGCTGAAGGTCGGCACGATGCAGCGAGCCGGCGAGATCAAGGTCGACCGCGAGGCGTCGATGTTGCGGAACGTCGCGTTCCTCACGGCCGGCGAAGCGAAGAACCATCCGTTCTTCGTCGACACAGAGATGCTCAAACAGGTGACGAAGGCCGTTAATGGCGATGCCCTGGTAAGAGTGCGGCTCGGCCATCCCGGGTTTTTCAGCGATCCCGAGGTGACGACTATCCTGGGCGTGGCGCAGAACGCCTCCGTCGTCGGCAACCAAGTGCGTGGCGACATCGTATTGGGCAAACACGCCTCGACCATGCCCGGCAAGGGCGACGTGCGGGAATGGGCGTTTCGAGTGGCGGAAGATATGCCGCGTTTGCTGGGTCTGAGCGTGGCGTTCATGCCCGATAGGGAGGAAATGGGGAGGATCGCTCGTGATGCGCGGGGCGGACTGCCTCCGGGCAGGATCAAGGAACTACTGGGAATCGACTTTGTTGGCGATCCCGGCGCGAATCCCGACGGCCTACTCAGCCGCGGGGACGCACCGGCAACCGCCGGGGTAACCAAGACACAAGGAGTGTTGACCATGAAATGGAACGAGAAGCAGTTGGAGTATCTCAAGAGAATCGGCCTTTCGGCCGGAGCCGACGAGGATGCCGTCAAGACGTTCGTAGCGGATCTCGACGCCGCGCAAAAGGATGCGTTGACGGCGCTTGCCGCCGGTGACACCGACGAGGCCGACGCGAACACCGATGCCGCCGGCAAGACGACGGACGCGGCCGGCCTGTCGGCAGGTCAGGGCAAAGAGGCCGACAAAGACGTTACCACTCTCAGTAGCGGCGAGCCCGCACTGACCGCCGAGAGCATCGCAAAGATCGTCAAGGAAGGCGTCAAGGACGGCGTCGAAGATGAGCTCAGGCTCGAAACCAAGCGCCAAGCGGACATCACCTCGCTGGCACGCGCCAATGGTCTCGACGACGAGTTCATCGGGAACCAGATCAAAGCCAACGCCAACCTTCAGCAGGCCACCACGGCCGCCCTGGCGGCGATCAGAGAAGGTCACCAAGCCCTTCACATTACCGTGGGCGATGACCTCGACAGGTCAACGCTGGCGGCCGGGATCGGCGATGCGATCATGTTGCGGAACGATCAGCACGCCATCGAGATCGACAAGTTCGACCGCGTAGTCCGTGACGCGACCGGCCGGCCCAAGGCCATGCAGTTGCACGACCGGGCGATGGACTTCCGGCATATGGACCTGCTCGGTATGGGCCGGGCGTATCTCCGAAGCCTCGGAGTGCCGGGCGCCGAAGGGCTCAGCAGACCCCTGGTTGCCGAGTGCATGATGTCCGGATACGCGATGCGTCAGCACTTCCCCGGCATCGGCCTGTCGATCAACTCGACCGGCGACTTTCCGTTGATCCTCGCCGACGTCATGGGCAAGACGCTCCGGGCGAATTACGAAGAGACGCCGAGGACGTGGCCGATATGGGTCAAGCGGAAGGAAACACCCGACTTCAAGGATGTCAAGCGTAACGCGCTGTCCGAAGCCGCGAACCTGACGCTCAGGGCCGAAGGCGCGTCGATCACCTATAAGGGCCTGAGCGAATCGCGAGAGGTCTACGCTGTCGCGGAATACGCTGAGGGCATCATCCTCACGCGGAAGGCCATCATCAACGACGACATGTCCGCGTTCGACGCCATCCCGACCAAGCTCGCCCAGGCGGCGGCACGGCTCGAAGACACGCTCGTCTACGCCATCCTCACGGCGAACCCGAATCTGGCAAGCGGCACGGCCCTGTTCGATGCAGCCACGCACAAAAACCTCATCACGGTTGGCGCAGCGCCTTCGACGGCTACGCTGACCGTTGGTCGCGCCGCGATGCGAAACCAGATGGGCATGAAGGGCGATGCCTTCCTCAACATCGTGCCGAGGTTCATCATCGCGCCGGTCGAACACGAGACGACAATCGATCAGCTTATCAGGAGCATAAGCGACCCGTCATCCAGCAACGCCAACGTGATAAACGTTTTCCAGAACAGCCTGATAAAGGTCATCGAGCCTCGCTTGAGCGCGAACAGCGCGTTCGCCTGGTTCCTTGCGGCCGATCCGAACCAGTTCGACACCCTCGAACTGATGTTCCTGTCGGGCGAGCCGGCCCCCGTGCTCAAGCAGAAGGAAATGTTCGACACCGACGACATGAAGTTCGCCGTTCGCCATACCTGCGGAGCAGCGCCCATCGACTACCGCGGACTGTTCGAGAACGACGGCGTAGCCTGATAAACCGTCTGAGCCATCGACGCCCTTTCACGGGCGGCCCTCTTGAAGCGTCACTGCTCAAGAGGGTTGCCCACCTAAAATACAGGCACACAAGTTTGGAGATATAAAATGCAGACCTTTCGCAAAGATCAAGACGTAATCGATTATCTCGCACCGGCGGTAATCGTCGTCGGGCAGGTAGTCCATTTGGGCGACGGCCTCCACGGCGTCGCAAAAGCAGCCATCGCGAGCGGGGCCACCGGGGCCTTGCGGACAACCGGCGTGTTCCAGATGGACGCGCTCACGGCCGGCGTATGGGCAATAGGCGACAAGCTCTATTGGGACGCCACCAACAGCGAGCTCACCGACGTGCCGGGCGGGCACCGAGAGATCGGCCTCGCACTCAATGCGAAGGTGGCGACCACGCAGACTGCGGCCCTGGTGCTGCTCAACTCGACATCGCCACGCGCCGAAGAGCAACTTCTGATCGCCGCCGGTGCCATCGACATCGACGCGCGCTACGTGGCCCTATCGGTCGCCTCGGGCACGTACGCGGTCACGCTGGCCGCTCCCAGCAGACCTGGCCTCCTGATGGTGATCGAGATGATCGACGCCACCGGCACAAGCGTCACACTCGCACTGACCGAGATCATCGGCGGCACCGCGGCCACAACGGCCACGTTCGACGCAGCCAACGAGACGCTGACCATCATCTCGATAGGCGACAAGTGGGTCGTGCTCGACGAGCACGGCGTCACGCTCTCGTAGCAAGCCCTAACACTGGACGGCCCGTGCTCGCCTCTCACAGGGCGGGCACGGCTACCGTCATTATTGCGGGATAGAGCAGTCCGGTCGGCTCGTCGGTCTCATAAGCCGGAGGTCGTTGGTTCGAATCCAACTCCCGCTACCAGTATCGAAACGGCACCGCACAAAGGAGGTTACAAATGTTCGAGAAGCTCAAGTCACGGAAGTTGTGGATAACCATCGGTTCGCTGCTCGCCATCTTTTTCGGCGAAGCACCGATGATTACCCAGATCGTAGCCGGCCTCGGAACAGCCGCATACGTCCTGTCTCAGGCGTTCGTCGATGGTAAGGCCGAAATCGCCACGGGCGAAATAGCGAAGGCCGAAAACGCCAAGGCCGAAGAGACGAAGGGCCAGTAGCCGAGACGCTGCTTTGCGTCTTAGCGTCTTGGCGTGAGGAAGAGAATACAGAGAAGAGAAGATGCTCACGCTAAGCCGCAAAGACGCGGAGATGAGGGTTAGGAGAATACAGGCTACTACGGAGGCTGGATATGGCGAAGGCTGAGACGCAGAGCAACGGGTTTTGGATCAAGCTGGTCGCGAGCACGGCGGTTCTGCTGCTGATAGCCACCGTGACTACCGGGGCCTCAATCATCCACTCGGCGGGCGCTCGCGACGAGAAGATCAAGAGCAATACCGCCGGGGTCGCCGAGAACAAGGCGGCCTGCTACTCGGTTAACAGCATCGACACTCGCCTGGCGGTGATCGAGAGTCAGATGAGGACGGCCAATGGGGCTCTCAAGGGCATCAACGACGCGATGAAGGGCAGGCCGGACACGTGGCACATGCGTGCCAAGGATCGGGCGGACAAGGATCGGCTGGTCGAGGGCGATTGATCGAAGCGCAACCACACAGGAGTAGACGAATGGCAGAGAGAACGATTGCACAGGAAAATGCGGTGACGGCCCTGGCCAACGAGCGGATCAAGGCTAAGGCTGAGACTCTGATCCAAAAGACCTTTGATGACGGCAAGATCGCGGCCGTTGCGATATGCGACGCGGCGGTCAATGAACTGAAGGCCACAAGAGATACGGCTCTGGCGAGTCTGGCGGGCCTGGCGGTTCCGAAGGAGTAGATCAATGGCTACAGGACGGATCATCCTACCGGCTCCCGCGTGGGCACCACTCGATGGCAGTGCGGGCAATCTATTCCCAGTGATGGACTATGTGCAGAGCAGCGGCGGGCCTCCGGCGCCAAGGTTCCCGAGATGGATATTCGATACTTATGGCGTGACCGGGCTTCAATGGTTATGTGTGTCGTTCAGGATGCCCGCCGACTATGCCTCTGCCCCCGTGTTCAAATGGGATTGGTATGTATCAGAGGATATCGAAGAAGGTAGCAATCTCATTGATTGGACTATTTCCTTAGCCGCGATAACCGACGGCGGGTCTTTGCCTGCTAAGGCCCCTGACACTGCTCTCGAAACTCAAATCTATGCCAACGAAATCCAGAACCTCTTGCAGCAGGATTCAGCATCAATCACTGCTTCTTACGATGACGACTTGGCGGCTGATGATTTGCTGCTACTAATGTTCGGGTGTGAGGGTGAGTATTCCGAGACCCTTCCGAACTACGCATACTTCCTGGGCGGCATCCTCGAATACGAGAGGACGGCGTAGCTGATGATCCAGATCAACGGAACAGATGACAGCGTGCTCCCGCCGGATCGGCCTGAGGATGGGTTCTCGGTGATGCTGGACGTTGAGAGTGATCCCGATGGCGACGGGTGGACTGTTGTTGACGTTGGCGAGTTCGGCAACAATCTTAGAGGCGGTGACTGATGGC